ACCCATATAGCTTGCTGCAGGTCGATAGTAATCTTCGATGAGATTACGCAGATCATCGAGTCTCTTCTGCGACTGTTCAAACCCAGGAGGTTTTATGTAGGAGTACCTTTGTTTGATAAACCTACGCTGCGCAAGATTTAACTCGTGATCTATCTCTTCAGGCAAGAGATTGTCAACCTGGAAAGACCCAATTTTTTGGACCCCCAGGTTGACTGCTATATGCATCTCTTCTATTGTCACTTGACTTCTTTGAGTTTAGCTCTCAAGGCGTTGACCGCTCCTGAGTTCTTTTTGTTCTTGAAATACACCAATGTGTCTGCAAGATTTTCACCAATCGTCTCATCACCTGCGATGTGCTGGTTACCAATCTTACGCAACACGTCTTTTTCTACCATCTCAGCAATTTCATCCTTCAGGTCCAAGTCCTTGTCTGTAGCAAACTTGTAGAACCTAGCAGGGTCTTTGCCTTTTATCTCGTACAAATTGTTCTCAACCTCCAGATCTGTAAACTTGTCTGGGTTT